TCAGGCGCGGTGCGGAGCCAGCACGATAACCGCCGCCCCCGCTATACACAGCATGGCGCCCGCCATATCCCACCGGTCTGGCCACACCCCTTCAACCAGCCACATCCACAGACAGGACGCCGCCACGTAAATACCGCCATACGCGGCAAAGGCCCGGCCAGCCGCATCCACCTGCACCAGTGTCAGCAGGCTGGCAAAGGCCACAAGTAACAGCCCGCCTGGCGCCAGCCACAACGGCGAGCGCCCCAGCCGTACCCACGCCCAGAAGCTGAAACAACCGGCGATTTCACAAACCGCCGCCACACAATAAATCAGAACCATGCTCATACGCAGGCACTATAGCGCCCGCGCCAGCCATCAGGACAAGCAAAAACCCATCCCCGGCGATCAGGCCAATTTCAAAATCAAACATCGCAATTCAGAAACGCCGCATTCTGCGCGCGCAGGGCGTCCAGGTCGGGGCCGGTGGGGTAAAGCCCGCTAGCCAGCGCAAGCTGCGGCCAGACGAGACCATGCGCCTCCATAATCCGGCTTTTAAGCCATCCCCATGTGGCCTTCTGGATCGTGCCCCATGTCAGCAGGCCCAGCGTGTCGGTGTCCGCAAGGCCGGTATAGCTCCAGCCCAGCAGGCAATGTCCCCCGGCACTCCCCGGCGTGGTGTCGCCATAGGCGCTGTTGTCGGGCACCAGCACGCAGGCACCGTTGGTGGCCTCGATCTGGTTCATGTCCGACTGCGCAAGCCGCACGCCCAGATAGACCGCCCCCATGCCCGCCATCACAAGTGCGAGCGCGTTGCGGTCCTGCGGGTCCGCACTGCCCCAGAGCGGAAAGTAGTCGCCGCTTTCAAGCTGCACGCCAATGCGCGCGGCATAGGCCAGCACATCCACCTCCACGCCGCCCTGATCAGTGGCGGGCTGGCCCGGCCTGTAGCCCGTGCTTTCAGCATAGAAGCGGATGGCATCATCCGTATCTGCCCGCACCTGCCAGCCGCCAAGAGCGGCCACGGCCCGCATGTGGTTGAGCAGCCCCACCGCCGTGCAGTCGCCCAGCGTATCGTTCCCGAACATCCGCGCGCCGGGGGTGATGAGAGACCGATCCAGCACCGCCGGAGCCCGGCGGGCCATCATGCTCAGGCCCAAAAGCCGGGGCTGGCTCGGCAGAACCTTCGCGGGCAGGCAGCCGAGGGCGCGGCCGGTCATAGATGCCACGCCCGGACATAGAGAAGGCCGCACCACACGATCGCGCTGCCGGCTGCAATCAGCCATGCGATGTAAAGGTCGCGCATCATACCCCCAGCGCCTTAAGCGCCTGCGCCTCGGTCATACCCGTAGCGGGCACGGGCGCGCCGACCAGCACCATGTCACGGGTCAGGCGCGTGCGTGTGCCGACAGGCGCTTTCGCGTCCGGTACGCCCAGCAGGGCCTTGAACACGCTGATCAGCGTGGCCAGCGCGTTGTATGCCGTCCTGGCATTGGAAAGGACGGAAGAGGACAGAGCCGCGCCAGACCCGGAAAGAGCGCTCTCGATGGCGGCGGCCAGCGTGTCGAGATCGGACAGGATGCTGTCCACGCGGGTTTTCCACGTCGCATCGTTGTAGCTGATGGTCAGCGTTGAACCGGCTGCACTGGAGAACGCGGACAGCGCGCCAGACAGGGCTGTTTCCGCCGCCGTAATAGCCAGCGCATACGGAGCCAGCGCCGGGAAGGAAGACAGAAAGCTGGTGACGGTCGCAGCGGCGTTCAGCCCGGCCTGACCGTAATTCTTCACCTTGGTTACGTCGAGCGTGATCGTGGTCACGCCATTGGTGGTGGTAACGGTGCAGGCGGTCAGCGCCGTTGCGCCGACCAGCGCGGCCGAACGCAGGAAGCTGCGACGGGAGAGCGTGCTCATTTCGTAATGTCCTTGAGAGTGGTTACAGCAGAACCGGGGCCAGCGACCGGGACAGGTACGGCAAGGCCAGATGTTGCGGTGCCAGCACGCAGCACCGTCGCCGCGTTGCAGGCATATTTCCAGTTAAGGGGGGAGGAATTCAGGACGCGATACAGCATCCAGAGCTTGCCCGTCTGATTGGCGGGCAGCAGTCGCACCGGCAAACGCGGAACAGACGATGCCCGCCCAACCCGCCTAGGGCTGCGGCAGGGCCAGAAAGAGAACTACGAAGAAGGCACGCTGACAACGCCCGCGATTGTCAGCCCTTGATGCTGAATAGGCTCTTAAGAGCCATTTCACGGCATGTCAGATACTGCGTCACGGAGTTGCTTGGCACGTCTGTTGTTGAGCTCTGCCACACACGCCAAGCGGCCTATTTCGAGGGCGTTGCCAATGGCACTCCCTCCAAGGGCCACTATGACAGCGCAGTGCTCTTGACGATATTTGGCAAAGGCTCTTCCTGATGCAACAAGCTTCGCCTTGGTCTGCTTGATATACTGCGCCTCCTGATCCCATCGGGACAGCCTGATGTTAACCTGTTTTTCGGCCTGTTCGAGCGTCTTTTGACTTTCGCGCGCTTTTGTCGCCAGACAATCCCGCATCCCGGACTCTGAATAGGCACTACATTCTTCCCGAAGCGCGTATTCGCTTAGAATGGAGTCATCTGCACCCGTGCCAGCAAACGCGTGCGTGGAGAAAACCAGACCAAAACAGATCAGCATCATTTTGCGCATAAAGCCGCCATTGTCGTGCTGAGCAATCCACGCCGTAGAGACATCCTGTCGGCCTGTAATCACTCGTTGGGCAGAGAGCTTCTGATACTTCAAGCCCTGATCTGAGCGCAACACCATGGCGGTCGGGCGATTACTGCGGCGCACAACAGGACGGGTAGTTTCATTTTGTGGTGTCCTTGGGAGTGGAGATAGCAGCACCGGAGCCTGTAGGCGAGGCCTCCGGGCCGGGTGCGGGGGATGCTATCGAACTAGCCCGCAGGCTAGCCGCTGCGTTGGCGGCATATTTCCAGTTCAGGGCGAGGAAGTTCAGGGCACGGTACAGCATCCAGAGCTTGCCGGTCTGGTTGGCGGGCAACGGGATCTGGGTTGCCGCAAGCCCGGCCCCGGCAAACACGGCGCAGGCGATGCCCGCCCATGCGGCATAAGGCTGCGGCAGGGCCAACAGGAGGGCGAGAGGGGAAAGCCCGCTGACAACGGCAGAGGTCGTCTGCGCCGCGGCGCGGGGAGCGGTAGTGGGGTTTGGCGTATCAGCCATGGGGTTATCCTTCTCCAGAAGGCCCCACGCGGTAAAACGCATGGTGGCCAATCGTGCAGCGATAGAGGCGGGGAGCAACCCATGCAGGCGCGTGTGAAAGACGCGTGTCATAATAGCTGTCCGCCCCGCGGGTAATGTCGATCAGGGTGCCGGCCACAAGGCGCTGGGCCAGCGCAAGGGCAGTCTGGAACTGCGGGTCGGTAGCGGTCACGGTCAGCAGCAGCGCACGGTTGGGGTCGTTGGTGTTCCAGCACGAGAACTGCCACGGATGCAGGAACACACTGCAAATATCGCGCCCCCACCATGCCGGGCGGGCGACCCTGTTCATGCCCGCGCATAGCACGGCCTGCATACCGGCAGCCCCCTCGCCGCGCGCCTCGCCCCACGCGGTGCGAGCCGCAACCTGAAGCGGGTCAGTGAGCGGAAAGGTTTGCGGCATTGTCCGGCCCTCCCTGCGCCATGTCCCACGGCTCGCGCAGATGCAGCCAGTGAACCCAGATAGTGCTGGCCACTTCCTGATCCGACAGCAGGGTTGAGCCCGCCGCCGCACTCACCGTGCAGAGGAGGCCAATGACCACCGCCAGTTTTCGCCACCGGCGCAGGCTGTCCTCGGCCAGTTCGTTCTGGCGTTTCTGTGCGCCGGTGTGTTCGGCCAACTGCTGGGTCAGGGCGGTCAGGGTATTGCGGGTGTCGGCCGCTTCCACCGCGCGGTTGCGCTCGCGCTCCTGCCCCTGCGCCTCGATGGAGATCAGGCGCTCCATCATGGCAGACTGGCCGGATTTGAGCGTGTCCACGTCATCCTCCAGCCCGTCCAGACGGCGGGCGTGGCTGTCCACGATCACGCGCAGGTCTTCTTCAGCCGCGCACTGCGTTTCATTCATTGTTTCATCCGGGCAAAAAAAATCCGCCTCAGAAGGCGGCGTTCAGAAGACAGGCTGCACCATGGCCGCGCTCAGGTGGCGGGCTCGGTCGGCAGCGCCGTGCTGGTGGTATCGGTGCCGCCGGCAATGGCCATCAGCGCCTTGAGATACGTCACCCACGCATCGGGTGTGGCCTCGTTCAACATAGTGTATGTATTATTCACATACGTTCTGGCTGAAGCCAGCGCCGTCGTCGCCTGATCTTTCAGCGGAATGACCAGAGCAGGAGGCGTGTAAGCCACGACGGCCCCGTTTTCCAGCGTGTAGGTCGAGCCACAGCCTTCATACTGTTCCTGCGTGCACTCCACAGCCCCTGCGGGAATATCCCCCGACAGGCAGATACCGGGGGCCACGATGCCATCCACCAGCAAAAGGTAATATTTAAGCATTGTAGACGATCACCCCTGTTGAATTCAGGTAGTTCGTTGCTGATGTGCCGGCGTACACGATTGACGCGTTGATGGTAACAGCCGCCCCAGCCGCGAAGGTTATAACGAACGACCCCACAAGCATGTCCTCTGGAGAGTTAAAACCACCGCCAAGCGATAGATATCCAGTGCCGGAAACCGAAGAGGAGCTGACTTTGTGCGCCCCACTGTTCGCGGAATTGATATCCAGTTTGAGAAACCCGGCATGGGCCGCCGTAAACGACAAAGACCCTGAAACACCTGTGGCATTGGGGTTGGAACTGTTCATAATGGCCGCCTGCGGCATGTCAGAGAGAAACGCGACGTTTCCCGTGCTGGTGTACAGCCGCCCGTTACCACCATTCAGCGCGAACCACTGCATAGCGTTACCGCCACTATCCAGGAGGTGCGTAACGGCATTCAGGCCCGACAATCTGCCGGACGTATAATATTCAGGCCATGTGTAAAGGGAACCGGCGCCCTCTGCATCCGCTATGGAAACCTTGTATCCGGCGGCAACAACAAGATCATCCGCGAAATTCTGAGTGCCTGACCACGAATTCCCGCCCGCAAGGTTTGCCTTCTGGGCTTCTGCCCCCTCGGCGCGCGTGGTTTCGTTCGCGATGGCCTGAGCGAGAGTCGTATCCGCGCTGGAACGTGCGGCAGCCTCGCTCGCAAGGCCGCTCAGAGTGGCAAAGCTGCCATTCACCCACGTCCTGTCGGCCAGAACGACCGGCGCATATGCGCCCGCGCTGTTCTTATAGTTCATCCAGGCGTAGCCGAGGTCTGTCCGATACCCGAAATAGGCCGCGCCTAGGTTGTTCGTATCTGAAAACAGCGTTGAACTGACAAACTGTCCGGTAGCCCATGCCTGCGTGGCGTAGCCGTCGAACAGGCTTTTCCATTTCGCGCCCGCTGCCCCCGGCACGGTGGTATTGGCATCCGCCGTGGAAACCCAGAACGCGCCCGCTGCCGAACCCGCGACAATGGCCCCAGCCGGATACCCGCCAATACCCGCCGCAAACGTGGCGTCAAACGGGCCGAAATACCCCGCCTGCAGCACCTGCACGGCACTGGACAGCAGATTGAGAAAACCGTTCATGTCCGCGCCGCGCGGCGGTTCGCCCCCGGCGGAGCGGGCAATGAATGTTTCAGGCGGGAAGGCCAGCGCAATGGAGGCCGTGCCGTCTCCCGCTGTGCCCTGCGTTGCGGGGATTGTGGCGATATTGCCGGTCGCTGCTGATGCACCAATCAGCGTATCAAACAGCCTGCGGTTATCAGTGCTTTTCATCAGGAAGTCGCCTCAATGGAATAGGAAACGCCCACACCCGCCGGGCACGGCAGCACGCCGCTATTCTGGATAATGCTGACCTGCACATCCGTCGGAATAAATTTGAAAACATAGGTCATGGTCATGTCACCATTGTCCCGTACATACGCATCGCCCTGACCGGCAAACAGCGTGGTCAGGATCGTGTTGAGGGAAAGGATGGAGCCATCCGAGATATTGGCCAGCGCGCGGGCATAGATAAGCTGGCGGTAACCATCATCCGACAGGCGGTAATTACTGGTGGCATCCTTGCCACTGTACCACGGCGCTTGATCGAAGCCCTCTTCCGTCAGATCGTTCGCTTCGCGCCAGCCGAGATAATCAACCGATGCGATGCTCAGAACCCGCGAAACCCCGACAATGCGGCCCCATACATCCAGCCCGTATCCCTGCGCGGTCTTCACGTTCCATACAAGGGCATACCACTGGTCTATCAGGCTGGCGGGGTCGAGCGCCTGATTCCACGCGTCAATAATGCTGCATAGCGCCGGGCTGTTCGCATATTGCGACAGGATAGTTTGCTGGATGTTGTCCATCAGGCAACCGTCACTGTAATGGCGGCCGTATCGAGCGTGGGGATCTGGTTGATATTGAGAGCCGCCGTAAACCCCGTGGGGCCAGCCGTCGTGCCGACCGTGATTTCAACAATCTTCGCCCATGTGCCCAATGCCGCCACCGCCGCGTAATAGGCGCTGGCATAGACCGTGCCACCGATAATTCCGGCATCTCCCCCATCGGCCTCGAACGCAGCGAGAATGGCCGCCTGAATCTGCGTGGCCGCCGTGGACGGCACGGATGATCCCGCCTTGATTGTCACCCCGAAATACAAGGGCGTGGCCGTAGCGCGCGTGAATGACACCGCGTAGGACGGCGCGGTCTGATAGGCGCTGTTGGGGTCTGTGACCGTGACCGTCGTGGTGCCTGTATAAGCAGAGCCTGGTGGTTTTTTGGACAGGATAGCCAGCGCCACGGCTTCATCCGTGCCACCGCTCACGCAGACATACAGGCTGTGGGCCGCAAGACTGACGCCGCCCGTGGTGACGGCAGCAGCGGTGCCATTATCGGCCACGTAAACAGCCACAACCCCCTCCACCGCGCTGACAGCCCCGGCAATGGCGTTGAGAGAGCCCACACTGTTGCCCGCGACAGATGCCGCCCGGCGCGTCTCGAACGCAGCCCGGCCCTCCTCATCCGAGCCTGTCACGCCTGCTGCCGGATTGGTGATGGATGTAAGCCCGGTTACAGACTGGTACAGGCTGATGCTATTGGCCGCGCAGTCGATGGCCCCGAGCGTGGTGCAGGAGAACGTGCCCGTGGCGGTGCCCGTGGCGTCGAGCGTTATGGCCCCGTCCGCCGCGTAGGTGTATCCACCAGCATCCTGCACCAGTGTGCCAGCAGGCACCACAACGCCCGCTGCCCCCGTGCAGACCCCCGTAACGACCGTAGCCGTAGCCCCCTTGCGGCTCATGAAATAGATATTGCCAATGGCATCCTGCAACCGTCCGAAGGCGCGCTCCGGGTCAACCCCGTTGAGAATGGCAAGGAACTGGTCATACGCATCGCCCAGGGCCGCCGTGAAGGACATAGCCAACTGGCCCTGTGGAGTAGACAGGTCGGTGTTGAGATTGCCCCCCATGGCCGCGTTAAGGTCAGCCAGCGCGCCGGTGAGAATGTCGCTCTCCGCCGGAGCCACAAACCCCGCATCCGTAAAAGAAGGCGATGGAACCGAGGTGGTTCCCGTACTGCTAGAATCCGGCACTCTGCGTTATTCCATCGGTTGTGGTGACGAGAATGGCTCCTGAAAGCCTGCGATCCACCCCAAGGGCGGTAATGATACACCGGGCCGAGGCAACGCCGGGCACGGCCTGCGCAACCGCCTCCGCCTGCGCGCGGAAAACCGATGCGGATTGTGAAATACCCAGAATATTCTGCCTGTACGGCAAACCTGTACTGGTATTGTACCAGCACTCACCCGCAAAGACCCGGACAGCACAGGACACATCCTGCACGACAGCATAAGGTGCCGTGGCAAGAGCAAGATTGCCGCCTGAATCCAGCGCCAGGTCCCATGTGGACCTGTCCAGAAGCAGCGTTGACATGGTGTGGATTGTCTCCCAAACGCCCAAGGCGTTGTGTTTTATCCAGGCTCAGGTCCCTGGTTTTACCCTGGCTCCCGGACAGGCCCTGGAATCACTCCAGGCGTTTAGAAATAAGAAATGTTGTAACATCAGACATAGAACATTCTTCATAAGAAGATTCACTTGACGTTATAACTTCAAACACATGCTTCCCATCATTGGAAAAATAAGTAATGTCGTATATTTCTTTAAAAATACCGTTTGGTAGAGCTTGGTAAGCCAAAAGGGCAACCTTTGTTGCCACTTCATTTACATGACTTGGATCAGTAATTCCTGCGTTCTTCAGGCTCATAAGAGCCATAGTTTTTGGCCAATGCTCACAAGCCGGTGGAGATTGAGCATAAGAGAAATCTGTGAATACAAAAAAATAAGAAATGAGAAACAAGTATAAATATTTCATCGTGACACCGTTATAAGATGATCGTTGCTGCTCCAGATCCGCTGTCGCGAATCAAGTTTCACGATAATGCACCCTTTTGAGGCGCTTTCTGAACAAAGGCCGGACAGGACGTGACCCAATATAAGCCACAGCATCCAGCGGCTCCAAAAACCTGAAACATCTCTCACGGATCAATCTATTCCGTCAGTCACAATGCTGATTTTCTGCTTGAAATGGCCCTTTAAACGGTAGAAATTCTTTCTTTAGGGAGCCCGCCTCAGCATCGCCATCCAGCGCAACCCCCGCGTAGGGGTGATCTGCTGCCGGATTTGCATCTACAAATCCAAACCTGACATTGAGATTAGGCAGGACAACCAAGATTGAATCAAGGGATCTTCAGTCAAAAGGCACCCCGAAAGCGCATGGCCCGTATAAGACATTATACAACCGCATCATCCGGTGGAGCCGCCTGGGTGTTTTTGACAGAATTTTCGTCGCCCTGACGGAGTGGGCTTGCCGTTCTAAGCGCCTGAAGATTGACGAAGAGTAACAACGCGCTATGACAGGCGCGCTCATAGTTCCATGTCCGCAATCCACATCGCAGCGAGCTTCATTTTCTACCTCAAGGAATGAGTCTTGCGCCTATTCTGGAGCGCCTGTTTTTCCGCTTCCGCTCATGACGCCGGTATGGGTGTGCGTCTCCAGGCTGATGCTGCCTGCCTGCATATCGCCCGTGGCGGATACGGCCCCGCGAACCGTTACATCACAGTCAATGACGCAGGCTGCGGCATCGACAACAAACCGGCCCGTAGTGCTGACATGCACATCCCCCCCAACCCAGCCGATATACTCCTTTGGCGCGGCGTTCAGCAGGCCGCCAAGGTAGAGGGCATCGGCCATGTCATGCTGGCGGAATGATCCGGGAGCGGCTGCATCGCGCGTGGTCTTGACGGTGGAAATATCGCGCCCGCAGATGATGATAAGCCCAATATCCCCCACCGCCGGGTCGCACAGGAATGCCCGCGCGCCGCCCTGCAGGCGGATATAGGGCACGTTGTAGAGAATACCGTGTGGTACGGTGCGGCCCGCGCCATCCTGCTGGTGCACCATGGGCTGCACGTCCACAAACCCCACCGGGTTCAGGCCCTCGCCATGCACCGCCACCACACGAACGGGCAGGTTGGCGCCCATCATGGATAAAAGACGCCGGATTACGGCGTTCATGGCATTGAAGTCGCTCGCGCTGTCCTCTGGCCGCTGCGTGCCAATCAGCCTATTGTGCAAAGCCCTGCCCGGCAAGGTCTGGCCTTGCCGCCTCTATCAGAGTAAACCACGGCCCCTGCGTGCGCCCGCTTTGCAGCCTGTGCTGCACGCTCTGCACCACCCACAACCCGGTTGCCGGGAGAGCAACCCCCTGCGCGGACGAGCCGGTGCCCTGCAAGCTGATGGTATCACGAAAACCGATGCCCGGATTAAACAGCATCCGCAGACCCACGCCGTACTGGCTATAGGCGGGATAACCTATCAGCCCCGTGGCGACAGAAACCGGCACAGCAGCGGACCGTGCCGCTTCCATGGAAAAAGGCCAGATACACAAACGCCCCATGCCGATATGGTAGCTAACCCCGCCAGCGCGGGCGCAGGCATCTATCTGCTCGGTGGCAGCCCCCTTGTAATACACCCCGCCCCTGAGCACGGTTTGCACGCCGTTATTGACAAAACCTAGCCCGGCCTTGGCCGCAATCGCTGCCATGATGGTGGCCACCGGCGCATCGCGCCCGAAGGACGTCGGGCTGACTGGCAGGGCAGCGGGCAGGGCGATGGAATGCGCCTGCACCACAAACACCGCATCGGGCGTGGTTTCGTATTCCACGAACGCCTCGACAATGCCGCCTGAAAAAATCACCGGCCGGGCGGCCTCGGCCCCTCCGGCCATGACAGTCACGCTGTTGCGGCCCTGTGCCACCACACCCACCTGTGCGGCGGAAAGCCGGTTAACCAGTGTTGGCGGCATCCCCTCTATCCGCAGGGTACACACCATGCCGGTTTCCAGCCCAGTGCTGAGCACCTGACACGCCACGCGGTAATCGCTGAGCGTTACGGTTTCCGCGCCGGCGCCGGCACCCACCCCCTGCGAGGGATCAGGCGCGAAGGTGAACGCCACATCAATCCGCCGCGCCGCCAGCGCGGTATCGGCCCCTGCGCTGTCAGACATTGCGCCCCTCCTCGTAAACAAGCACGAAGCGCCCGGCCAGCCCGGTGTAATCCGGGTCGTCCGTGCCCTCGGTATCAACAAAGGCAAAATCGCCCGGCAGGCCGTAACAGGCCTTGCGCACAAGCCAGGTCCGATCCTGACACAGCACCCCCAGCAGGCAGGCCGCGCCATCGCACCACAGCGAGGCAAACAGCCCGGTGCCGCGCTGCTGCAACACCAGACGAATGACATGCCCAGAAAGCGGTACGCTCAGGCTCTGATACGCCACCGCGTTGAGCGGAATGGAAACAGCCGCCATCAGAACAGCGCCGCCGTATCCAGCGTGGATTCAGCCGCCTGCACCGCCCCACCGGACTGCATGGCCTGCCCGGCGGGCGCGGCCGTGCCGGGGCTTGTTGTGGTGTCGAGCCGGATTTCCTGCAACGTGATCCCGGCCCAGAGCAACGTCACGCCATGCTGGGCCTCGCGCCGCAGGCTGTAACTCTGCACATTCACGTTGGAATAGGTGACTTCCGGCGTGACCACACTGTACAGATTCAGATCATCCACGAGCGATTCAAGTGTTTGCAGGAATCCACGCCGCATCAGCATATCGGCTGACGGGCCGACCAGCCCCGTGGCCGCCAGCAGGCTTTCCAGCACGCCGCTCCCTCCGGCTGCTGCGCCAAACACCGGGCCTGAGCCATCGCACAGCATTTCCACCCTGTACTGACTGGGCTGGCGCACCTTGTTATAGGACAGAAACGCCCCCTGCTCCTGAGGCGCATCGCAAACATAACTGAACGCCTGCACATCCAGCGCCCGTACGCGCCCCGATGTCAGCACCGGCTGGTTATCGGCCGTAAAGATACCCCACTGGGCATCTGCCAGCATGATACGCGTATCATCCAGCATGGACGCCAGAACCGTGGAGGCCGAAGCCGCAACACCTGCCGTAGAGGACTGCCCCAGCAATCCGGGCACCCCGAGCGCCACGGGAATATCCCACGCGGCGGGCAGGGACACCAAATTCATCGCCATGGCCACATACTTTCATCAATCAGAATAACAGGGGCAGGCTGCTATCTCATGCCCATATTGGCGTACCGCGCCTGCGCCTTGAGACTGGACACGCTTCGCGCGCCCTCCGCGCTCAGGGACGAAAATGCCTTGCGTTCAGAGCGCGTATCCGAAAATGCTTCACGTCCAGCAACGGGATTGCGCCGCTGTTCGGATACAACGGGTGCCAGGGCGGTTCGGGTCATGGCCGCCTGCACCGCCGTGTTCATGCCACTGACATAAGCTCTGTTCCCCTGCGAGGGCAGAGCCATCGGGTCAAACTGACCCGCGCCCGATGCCGCTGCTGCCCACGGAGCAGAAAAGCCGATCTGCCCATCAGGCCCGAACCCGTACGGCCCCTCCGGCCTGCCAGCGGCACCCGCCTGCGGGGCCAGCGCATAGGGCAGTCTCGCACACAGAACCGCAAGCGCGAGCGTGTCCGCCATAGGCCCCGCACCCGCGCCGGACAGCACCTGCATAACGCGCCCCATCCCTATAGTAACGCCCCACGCCTGCGGCCCGCTGACACCCGCGCTACTCAGGCCGGGCCAGAACCCGCCACGCCCGCCCGCCAGACCATTTCGGACTCCCCGACGACGGACAGACAGAACACCTGCCGAAAGACCAGACAGAGCGCCAGACAGAGCACCCGACCGAGCGCCGGATACGATGCCGGGCAACGCGCGGGGGACAGTGCCGCTCTGGCCACCATGCAGGCTCCAGCCTCCCCCTTCGTCCTCCGAATAAGCCGCCGCAAGGGCGGATGGCCTACCGCCCAGCCGGATGGATCGCCGCACGCCTAGCGTCGCCGGAGCCTCTGCCCACGGCAGAATATCCGCCGCCATAAGCCCGCTCTGCCGTGCCATGACCCCTGCCGCGACCACCTGCGCCCGCCGGGCCGTATCCACCCGCCTTACCGCCCGCGCCGCGGCAAGGCCCGGCCATACGCCCCCGCCAGACTGACCGAGCCTGCGCCCGGACACGCCCTGCCTCAACCGCAAAGCCCCGCCCTCGGCCATGGGGGATACTCCGCCATCCGCGCCAGACGACAAACCCTCACCCTCCGTCCGGTACAGGGCCTGCCGCACCACAGGCGCCGATACGCCCGGCACCGCCGCACCCCCCATACCACCAGAAGGCCCGGCCCCACCGCCGTGCATAACCCGCCGGGCACGCCTGAAAATATCCAGCAGTTGCCATGCAAGATCGGCAGAACCCCATGCCGGGCCGGGCTGGATCATGCCCGGCGAGCTGTCATATGCCAGTGCCATCGCTCAGCGGTTCCATCGCCTGATCAGCGCCATTTCAAGAAGCATCTCAAAATCTTCGCTGTCATAAAGGGTTTGCAGATCGTTCAGGCTTGCCAGCCCTTCCGAGACAACCAGCGCCAGTCTTTCGCTTACATTCACGCACCGGGCGGCGGGCTGTCCTTCTCCCCGCCCGCCTGCGCGGGAGGGGAGAACAACAGGCCGACGCCCCTGAAAAAATCCACATGCAGGGCGAAGGCTTCCTTCTGGAGCCAGCCCACGGTGGGAATTTCCTCGATGTCGCTTTCATGCAAGGGGCGGCGCAGGACGGGATTTGCCGGGTCTGGCTGCACGCTGACACAGCGCATCAGCCGCTCCAGCAGACTGTCCATCCGCTCGGATTCCATGGCGGCAAACAGGCCGATGCCCGCCGCCGCCAGCCCCGCCAGCCCATCCTCCGGGGTAATATCCGTCAGGTCGGCGCCGCACTGCAGGGCAGCCTGCAAACAGTGCCGGCCCCATCTGTCCGCCTCGAAGGCGGACATACGGGTAATGACAAAACGCTTGTTATGATCAGCGCCTTCCATCGGCACGCTCAGCGTGACTTCACGCACCGCCATCAGACACCTGCCGGCCAGACAGACTGCCACCGGATGGCAAAGCTACGCGGGTGCAGCACCCGCCCGGCAGACGGCGCAACAGCCATCGCACGCAGCACGCCGTTGACCATGGTATAGCGCCGCCCGGTGCCCGTGAGCGTCAGCTCACCCCCCAGCCGGAACAGGGCGCGCGCCGTCTGCTGGGCCGCCATAATGGCCTCGAACACCAGAACGCTTTCGCTCCCGGCCGAAAAATGGATGACCTGATCAACCGGAGCAGGCGTCCAGCCCGTGTTGAGATAGCCATCCACCGACATTTCGGTTTCAGCGCAGTTCTGCTCCGCCGTATCCCATGCCTGATCAGCCGCAAAGTTCTGAAGCGTGATAGGCGCGTTGTACAGCCCCGCCACGGTAATGGTAAAAACGGCATTAGCCGCCGTAATATCGTACGCCATGCTTACTGCACCTCGACACTGCTGAGCTGAATGGCCTGCACGCTCTGCCCATCGGCGTACCACAGCCGCGCGGGCGGCGTTGTGCGGGCCACACGGTAGGAGGCCGCCGCCGTGGACACACCAGGCTGGAAATACCACCCCTGCGCGGCAACCGCGTCCGCAGCCGCCGCAACCCCCGCTGCATTGGCGATCTGCTGTTTCTGCGCGGTTGTCAGGCTGACACCGGGCTGGATGGCCCCAAAGGCCAGCGCGCTGCTGATCGTGTCCTGCACGGCGGCTTTTACGAGGGTATCGCCCTCGGTATTGTACGGAATCTGCCCGGTATTGAGCAGGAGTGTCACCAGAGCCTCTGTCAGGCTGGCGTTAAGCCAGATCTGGTTGACAAAACTGTCCGCCCAGGCAAACCGGCCCGACACGCTGCCCGGTCGCATGAAAGAGAACAGGCTGCTGCCGCTGGCGTAACTGCCATAAAAATTATAGCCGTTTGCAATCAGGGTGGCGGCACTTGTGCCATCCGTAACGGCAGGACTGACCAGCCCCGACGCATCCTGAATGAAGGCCAGCGTCTGCCGCCCCGCCCGCGTGCCGAAGGAGAGCGAGGCCATCCATCCCAGACACAGCGCCGCGCTGACAGCCCCGCCATACACCGCCGACACGCCTTCGATCGCCTGCTGCGCCAGCCATACGCCGAAGGCAGTGGTGCTGTTCTGGGTCACGGCCTGCGGGTCTGTATCCCACAGAACGGCCCATACGGTGCTGTTCTGTGTGCCAACCCACGTGGCCAGAGCCTTTTTTTCCTCCAGAGCGGGTTCAAAAGCCGGGGCAAAACCGTTCCAGACCCCGCTGGCCCGGCGCAGGGTGTCCATGCGCGTGGATGGGGCATCGAGGCTGGCAGCCTCCAGCGTTACGGTCGGGGCCTGTGTGTAGCCCGTGCCGCCGTCGGTTACGGTAATGCCCGTCACGACCCCGCCCGAGACCGTGGCCGTCGCCGTGGCCCCCGTGCCACCACCGCCCGAAAAGGTGACGCTCGGGGCGGTCTCGTAGCCGCTGCCGCCCTGCGCCACCGCAATGGCCGAGACAGCGCCGCCGGACACGCTGGCCGTGGCCTCGGCCCCCGAAGCGGCAGGCGCGTAACCGCCAAACATCAGGCTGGCGGGCGTCAGAACCGCCGTGTCATACCCGGCGAAGTAAACCTGCGCCATGGCGTATTCGCTCGAACCCGTGCCGAACGCCGTCCCGACATCCGCAGCGCTGCTGTAGCTCAGCACGGTGCCCGCGGGTACGATAGCGGTCTGCTGTGTCAGCACCAGCCCGGTCAGCCCGTTCAGTCCGCCACCCGCCACCAGTACGCCCGGCGTAACCTGCACAATTGAAGAAATGGGAATGCCTGCCATGGTTTTACTCCTGTGGCGGGTAAGCTGCATCGGTCCCGATCGTCAGAACCGGCAGAGTTGTTGCAAAATCCTGCGGAATACTCAGGATAAATGTGACCTGCGCCAGAAGCGTTATCTCCCAGCAGTCTTCGTACTGATGTTCGGCGGTCGCAAAGCCGCTCTGGTGCGCGCCCTGCACGTCCAGCGGGGACAGGGCCAGCCCCTGCGCGGAGAGGAAGTCCGCCGCCTGCATGTCCCGCCACAGGGCAATGACACGCTGCGCCATATCCCCCGCCCCTGGCCCGAACAGACGCACCAGCACGCTCAGTTGCGTGGGCATGGTCAGGTCGCGCGTGGTGGCGGTGTAGCGCCACCCCCCGCTGGACAGGCGCTCGCGCCCGGCCAGTGTGAGCGTTGCAAAGGGAGGCAGAGGAGGCGCCACCCGGTTGGACTGCCCGGCCACAACCCCCACCCCGGCGGGCAGCACCGCCAGCAGCCAGGCGCGCAGGGCCGCACACACCGCGCTTTCGGACGGGCTTTCCACCACGCCACCCCCTGTGGGTGCGGACACTGTTACAGACTGGCCGGAAGCTGCCGTGTCACCACCACCTTCACCCATTCGCTCTCTCCCGAGGCATCGGCCCCCCAGTCTTCCACCGAGCGGGTCACGAGCCAGTCAGACCCGGAAAATTCCAGAATATCGCCGCCTGTCTGCGAGGAACGGCTGAGGGCGCGCACGGCGGCATTGACGTACACCACCCGCAGGTCAGCCTGCTGGTCGAGCCCTTCCACCAGTTGCAGGTCTTGCGGGCCGGGCGGCTGCACCATGATCTGCACCGGCATGGCGGTATAAAGCGGCGTCACGCTGCCATCGGCATTGACCGTGCTGCCGGTGCTGACATGCAGAACCGCAGCCTGCGGCGGGCTGGCCTGCGCACAGAGCGGGCCGGCCAGCAGGAAAAGGTTCAGCCCCATGGCGGTCTCCTTCGGCGCATATCCGGCACATAACGCGCCTGACGCAGCCCCCGCGTAGCCGCCCAGAAGGCCGCGCCATAGGAGGTCTGGGCAAACCACGCCGCCCGCTCGTCCAGTGTGGCGTAAGCGGTGCTGACCGTAACGCTCCCCTGCGTGGCCGAGGCCACACGCCCGACCAGCCCCGCCTGTCCACCCTGCCCCTGCGGCAGCTCCAGTGTTGCGATATGCGCCACCAGCAGCCCCAGCAGCACGGCCCGGCGCGCCAGATCGCGCACAGGGCCTGCGGGCGTATTAGCCAGATACAGGGTTGCCTGATCAAAACAGGCCTGAGCCTGATCCTGCGTCACGGCCTGCGCCAGCACGGGGTAGCGCACGGCCCAGGTGGCATAATCAAACGCCACCACGGCCGCCGCGCCCTCCGGCGTGGCCGCCGCCATCAGCCGGGGTCCGCGTGGGCGGGGGTAACCCCCGGCAGGGCGTTAGGGTCCAGCCCTTCCAGTCCCGTGCGCTCGCTGGCGCACTCCGCCAGCCGCGCTTCTGCATCCGCCGCGCGGGCCTGCGCGAAAATCAGCCCGTTCTTCAGCGGCAGATAGCCGGGATTCTGCGCCACCCATGCCTCCCAGAAGGCCGCATCCACCTGCGTGCACCCCGCAAGACCCAGCAGGCGGTTATCACGGGCATGAAAGCGGGCATCGCGCCGCGCCCCGGCCAGGCGCACACTGGCGCGCGGCACCGGCGGCGCCATGACAGGCGAGGCAGAACCCGCACGGGCGCGCAGGTCTTCGGGGTCATACAGGTCCAGCACCAGCCCCGAGGGCAGGCGGCAGACAACCGTAAGCGTTTCCGCCCCCCGGGCGGATGAAACAGCATGAGCCATCAGGAATACAGTCCGTTCTGTTAAAAGGATTTCGCAGGCATACCGGCCAGACGGAGCGGCTCAGATCCCGGCCATGGTCACGCAGGCATGGGGGTAAAACCAGATGGTGCCCCACGTGCCCTGCGATTTCTTCTGGCGGAAATTGGAAGAATACTGTTCGACCACATGGGCGCGCAGTTTTTCCGTAAAGGCCGTGGTGACGCTGCGCTGGCCTTCGATCTCCGTTGCAAAAAGCTGCATGAGCGTGGTGGCCGCCTGCCCGCCCGCCAGAGCCGTGCCTGCTTCGGGCAGGGTTTCCACCACCAGGTTGGGCAGGTTCTTTTTCAGCAGGTCCGCCAGCGAAACCTGATACTGGTTGGTATAGAGCAGGCACTGCTGCCGCTCGGTGGGGATAACCAGCGTCATCGGGCTTTCCAGCGTCAGGTTGCCGCCAAGCTGGGTGCTGAGCACGCCAAAAGCCTTGAGAATATCGGCATAGACCTGAACCGGGTCGGCAATATCCGCCCAGGTATTGCCCTGCGCGGCACTGCCAGAAGGCGCAACCTTGGCCACAGGAGCAATAGCGGCGGGCAGGGAAGGATCATTCAGCGCGCCGAACAGCTCCATACCAGCAAGGCCAAACAGGTTGATGGCGTTGGCGTTCTTGTTCAGAACCGAGATACTGGCAAGATTTTTCTGGTTTACCCAGTCAATCCGCGCCGCGCCCATGCGCTCCACCTCGCGCTCGCCCCAGCGTGTCCATGTCTGGAAATGAAAGGACTGACGCGGCACCCAGTTGGCATTGCCATCCGCCGTACCGCTGGCGCTGTAGTCATCATAGGCCGAGGCATAGCCAGACAGTTCCACCACCGGGAACTGCGCCGTGTCCGTTGTCCAGTCGCCCTTTTTCGCGCTGCCGTAAATGGCCTCGGAACGGGTGGGCGTCACCAGCGCGCGGATGATCACCGGGTCGGTATAGGTCGTGAACAGCGCGGGCACCGCGCTGTTGGGCGCGGTGGTGGGCGTATAGGCCGGCAGGTCCGCATCCATGGCCATTTCAGAAAAATAGCCCCGCACACCGGCAAGATGAATACCCCAGTCCCGTGCGAGGGTCTGGGCATCGTTTCTGAAAATATCGCGCATTGCGGTCAGTTTCCTGAATTTGTGGCCGCGAGCGGGCCAGACAGAATAATGGGCGAGCCCGCAGCCCCGCCGCGCGCCACCACCCAGCCTGTTTCCACCGTGCCGGTGGGGGCGGCCCCGGCAGCGCCGGTGCTGATAGCCCCTGTGGCCAGTGCGGCATAAACCGCCTGCCCGCTGGTGGCCTGCGTGGTGGAAAGGGCGAACACATCGCCCCCTTCGGCCAGAGCCAGCATGAACCCTTCGGGCACAGTCATGCTGGCTTCCTGCAGATACTGTGTCAGCATGCCCTGCTGGGTGCGGCACACAAAGCCGCCGGGCGTGCCCGTGCCGGTGTTGAGCACGCTCACCCCATCGGCCTGCACCCAGCCAAAGGCCGCAACCGTGACCCCGCCTACCCCTGCGCGAAAGCCGTCAGGCCCCGCGACTTTGAACCGACGGGGATTGTCCGTGGCCCACGCACCGGGAAAACCGGCGGGCCAGCCGTAATTAACGGAATTCGGAAAAGACATGTCCTGCTCTCCTTAAAACTTGCGCGGTGCGCGCAGGCCGTACCGGGCGGAGAAATCCCCGCTCCCCGCGCCGTCCTGCGCCCCTGTTGATGAACCCGCAAAACCGCCCGTGCCCGCGCGCGCCGCCACCAGCGCGCGCAGTCCGGCCATGTTCACGCCGTCGGTCTGCACGCCACATTCCCGCAGGGCGTAGCGCAGGATGTCTTCGGCACTGTCCATGCCCAGCACGTCGCCCACCAGCGGGCGCACCATGACCAGCGCGGCACTGACATCGCGCTGGCGCTGACGCTCAGCCACAAGGGCGGCATCCACCGCCCTGCGCACGGTGCTGTCCTGCGCCATGCCCTGTGCCGAGGCCTGCATGGCCCCCTCCGCGCCGGTATCGGTGCAGGAACGGTCGGCGGTGGCTGCGCCTTCCGGCCCGGCCAGATACGGGGCAAGCCAAGCAGCCAGCGCCTGCGGCCCCGCCGTCATGTCCAGCACGCCGGATGCCAGGGCAGCGCCCATCTGCGCAAAAAGCTCGGCGGCGCTGCACACTCCGGCCTCCGGCTCGACGCCCGCTTTGCCCGAAGCCTGCGCCCCAGCACCCGCTGATACGCCAGCAGCGGACAGGCCCGACGCCTGCGCGCCCGTGGCAGAAGCACCCGCAGCAGCCCCCGGCAAGCCAGCCCCGGCCTGCCCGGAGCGTTCACCCACAGGCCCGCTCCGCGCCGGGTCGGTCTGCCCGGCGTCGCTCCGGTCGATACCCGCCCCCGGACGGGACGGCCCGCGCGATGGAGAAAATGCCATTCCATGTTCCTTTGGTTGTGCGTCCGCCACCAGCACGTCCGGCCCGGCGCGCCCCGCGCGCACAAGAGCGACGTGGTTGCCGCGGATCTGTGTCATGCGCCCATCGTACGGCTGGCCCTGCCAGACCCCCGGTTCCATCACCGGCACGTAGCGATAGGCACACGAAAGTTCACGCTGTTCTCCCGAGCGCACGCCTTCGATGGCCTGCGCGTTCCAGAGCACCAGCGCATTGGTCAGATACGGGTCGGTAAACCGCGCATCCGTGCCGGTTGCCCCCACCACCAGATCGGGCCGGGGGGTCTGGGCCGTGACATGCACATGCTCGGCCAGAACCGGAATACTGTTGAAACTGTCAGCCGCCTTTTCAAGCTCTTCGGGTGCGCGCAACAGGCGGTAGGCCTGATCAGGCACCAGCCCCAGTGCCTCCGCCCCCGGAATTTCACGCCCGAAATAACGGTTGACCGCCGCCTTGCTAATGGGTGTCACGGCCACGCGCAGGCGGCCATCCTCGTCCATCAACCGGACAGACCCTGCCCGGTCATAGGCCAGACACAGGGCAGGGTTCATGTGTTGTCCTGTCATGACGATGCCTTTTGCACAGCGGGAGCCGCCGGACCGGGCGCGGCAGGGCGCAGGCCCAGCGTGCGGTACAGACTGGTGCCGTCCGCCGCCTCACGCGCGCGCGCTTCCGCCGGGGTAATCTTGCCGGAACGGATGTTGATTTCGTCCATATCGGCTTTCTGCCGTTCCACGGCGGCACTTTCCTGTTCGGACATCTGCCACAGCGGCACGAACTCGAACTCCAGCGCGGGATCGATCCACCCCCACAGATCAAGCTGCACCACCCGCAGGAGCGCGCGCAGAACCGGGGCCATATGCGCCTGCTGAAAAGCCGCTATCTCATCGTAAAAAACCCGGATTTCCCCTTCCGATGAGGCATTGAGCCCCTGAGGCTGCAACCCGAACAGCTTGACCAGCGGAATACCCGGCACCGCCGCCATGAATTCCTGCGCCTGCGCCTGAAGGTCTGACAATCCGGTCAGAGACGCCGTGCTGATGGAGAAATCCTCCGTCTCGCGGTCGAGCACAAACGTGCCGTTGCTGCTCTGCCAGGCGCTCATGGCGGCAAGACGCGCGCTAACACCTTCGGCATCAATTTCCGGCGCGCCGCCAGGGTCTGCCATGCCGCCCGCCATGTCGGTGCGCAGAACACGGGTAGCGTAATTGCCGATCATGTCCGACACGGCCTGCCGTGTGCGCAGGAAATTCTGCACCGAGGCTTCAAGCATCTGCGGCAGGGCCAGCCCGCCAAAGTTATAGGCGGGCTTGAGCAGGTCGGGCACTTCGTAAGGCACCATGCTCAGCAGCCGGGTCGCGTGCACCTGCGTGCCCTGCACCCACCAGCCTGTGGGCCGGTAATAATCAGCCGCCAGCGGATTGAGCGCATTGTACTCGGCTGGTGTTGTCCAGACCGGGTCGATCAGGCTCAGCCGTTCAAGCTGGCCGCGCCCCACGCCGTGGCTGGTCAGCCGCAGCGGCAGGGCCTCGCTTCCCGCCGTAGCTTTCAGCCCGATCCAGACATGCCCCATGCCGTAGCCCAGCGCCTGCGCCACCAGACGGCGCATGAGGTCGCGCACTTCCAGCCGGGCAAAGGCCTGCTCCACCGCGCGCAGGCGCACGGCAGCGTCACGCGGGTAAGCCTGCGGGGGAACGGCCTGCGTATCCTGCGGCAACCCGCCTTGCGTATCTGCCTGCATGTTTTCGGGCGTAGTGCCCGGCAGGCCTTCTCCCTGCGGCCCGACGATGCGCAGACGTATCCACTCCCGCGTGGCTTCACGCGCGATGATTTCAACCGGCTTGCGGAACTCCGCACGCAGCATCATGGCCGCGAGCGTTGGGTATCCCCTGAATGTCAGACCTTCGGCCAGAAGGCCGTTACCCCACGCGAGCCCGCCACCGGCATGATCCCATACGGCGGAGGCCATACTGTCCTGCGCCAGAACCGCCCCCGCGCCCCGGACACTGGACGGCGGCTGATACGGCGCAAACAGCGCCGCCGCCGCATCCATGCCCGGCGCACCCGCCACCGCACGCCACCGCTCCTGACGCGCCTTTCCCGGGGCATGGTCACGCGCCTGTGCGGCAACGGCCTGATCCTGCGGCTCCGGCGGGGGTGCAGATCTGCGCCACGCCGTGATGCGACGCCAAAAACCCTTTGTCATGCTCAGTCCATTTTCATGATCTGGCGCACCGTTCCTGCCGTAAAGCGAGGCAGGGTGCGCCGGTTATGAATAAGCCCGTCCAACGCGTAGCGCAGGGCATCCATCCAGTGATTATTGGTGTCCTCCACAACAGGCAGGACATCTTCCGTGGCCGGATCGACCCGGTAGGCATAACTGTGGAACTCGGCCACAACGCGCGTGCAGCGCGGGTGAACCACAATGCGGCGGAAGGCCCGCAGGCGGGCAATGCCGTCCTCCACACTGCCAGGCCATTTCCGGGCCGCCGTTATTCTGAAACCGTGCCTGCGCGCCAGAAAACTGATTGTCTCGGGCCGCGCGCCATCCGCCCGCCAGGGCCACTGGCGCGCGCCCGGCACCGTGTCCAGCACCGCGGGAATAGCATCAAGCTCTATACCCACGCCCCCGGCCTCGTAATCGACATACAGCACATCCTGCGCCACCCAGCAGCGCAGGGCCGCCAGAGGGTCTTTTGAAAAACCCCAGTCAACACCGTAATAGGGGCGAATATCGTCCGGCGTGGAAAACGCCCGCACCTCCACCATGCCGGAAAAGACCAGTGCATCGGAGCGGGTGCGGTAAGCCCCTTCCCACACATGGGCGTAGTCATCCGGGCGGGCGGCGGCATCCGCCTCACGCTCACGCGGCAGAGCACCTTCAGCAAACCACGGATTATCGGCCCAGTTGGCCCGCACGGCCACAAGATCAGGCCGCTCGCTTCCCGCCCCCCGGAAGAACTGATCCACTGGGTCATGTTCAAAAACCGGGTTCCAGCTTGCCCATATTTCCGAATCCTTTTTGCGCAGGGTAGGACGCAGCAGGCGCCAGCTCTGGGCGGAGAGGTTCTGGGCCTCTTCCACCCATGCTCGATCGAACCCTTCAAGCGATTTGATGCTGTCAGCCGTATGGCTGTGCATTCCCTGAAAAATGATGAGACCATCACCCGGTGTCCGAATGGCGCGGTCCTGCACATCGAACCACGGTTCCAGCCCGTAGCGGGTAATCTTGTCCAGAATCAGCCTCCGTGATGACTGCTCCATGGATTTCTGTACCTCGCGGATACACACGCTCCGGTGCCCCGGCAGGCGCAGGTGCTCCTCCACCACGCATTCGCCAAAGAAATGCGACTTGCCGGAACCACGGCCGCCATAGGCCCCCTTGTAGCGGCACGGCCCCAGCAGCGGGGCAAAGACCCGTGCGGTCGGCATATCCAGCGCGCGCAAAGCGCGTTGCAGCCGCCGGTCTTTCATGAGGGCTGGTCTGGCGGGTCGATAATTACGCGCCGTACCACAGCCGGGCGCTCAGGCCGCGCGTCGCTCTCTTCCGCCTTCTCGCCATATCGGGCGGGAGCGCGGCGGGCCATGAGCCATTTGAGCGTATCAATACGCAGGCGCATGGCCGCCGTGTCCTCTCCCTTGATGGTTTCAAGTTCCTTGATCAGCCTGTCTTCGAAGGCTTCCGCCGCCAGCATCCGCGCACGGGCAAAACCCGCCGCCCGCGCGCCGCTGCCCCGCACATGGCGGCGCAGCACATGCCAGCCCGGCATATCCGGCCGCTCCGCGATCTCGCGCAGGCTGCATCCTTCTTCCGTCAGGCTGAGCACCAGCCGCCATTGCGCGGCCGACAGCGGTGGGTCAGGCGTGCAGGCTTTCGCGCTGTAGGGTGGCGTGTGCCCGCGCGGATCGCTGGCCGGGCTGCTCTCTGGCGCGCTCCCGCCGGGCGGACTGTCCGGCCCGGCCATATCCTGTTCCGTCATGCTCTGCCCATTCCTGTCCTGTCCGGCAGAAAACACGTAGCCCGCCGCCGCGCAGGGGCGGCTCAGCCTGAGCGTGCCATGCAACGATACCCCCATGCGGCGCAGAGGCACGCGGGCCAGGCCGGACAGCGCCGGACTGTTCGGCTGCCTGAAAGGTGTTTTCGCGCTCAAGCATGGAAAGAATACGTCGCATGGCTTCAGCGGGCATCCGCCCCTCCGCCTGCAACGCACCGCTATGCACACGCCCGACGCAGCGCACGCGCTGATCCGGCCTGATACCGGCCTCCGCACTGTCGCACAGAGAGAGCGATACATCCGCCCTATGGCGTGTATTTTCCGATTCCGGCACAAGAAAACACAGGATGGCGTGGTCCTGTCGTACGCCGACGCATACGGCCATGTTGCGCCCAAGGCGCACAATGTCCGAACATTTAACTGTCTGTAGCATGTTGTTTCCGAGAATACGCCAGACCGGCCGCAGGCATCCGGGCATAAAAAAAGCCGCCCGAAGGCGGCTGGCTGGCGCAGAAATTCCAATGTAAGAAAATACCTATCAAGCCCGCGCGCGGATGGCAAGATGTTTTTTCAAAATTCCTTTTTATAGGAAGATTTTTCAGACGCATGCCGCTGCCGTGCCGTGGCATAGAAAGACTCAAGCTGCTCCAGCACCATAGCGCACTGAGCCGAGACCTTCAGCCGCGCGCGCGCCTCGGACAGATGCGGGAACAGGATTTTTCCCATCTGGGAAAAAGACAGTTCACGCACCATCATCAGGCACAGGCGCACCTCGCCACAGCCGCCCAGAGCGGCGCGTACATCCGTCAGTCTGGCAGAGGCCCGCCCCCGCACCAGTTGCCAGGACACGGCATCATGCCGGGTGGTGGATTCCGCCTGCGGCGCGGGCGCGCAGTCCGCCACGCCTTCACGCGCGAACATCCAGTCGCGGTACCAGCGTTCGGCGGCGTTGGCGGCGTCCTGCCCGATATCGCCCGCATTCAATAGCGCCTGCACGGTGGTAAGCACCCGCAGCGGCGCGCCGCCCGTAAAAGACGGAGCGCGCTAGACGCTCGGGCGTCGGGCCAAGCGGCACGCCAGAACGCGCGCCAGAAATGGAGGATGATGTTGTCATAGGCGGCATCGTTATTCTCTGTTCTCATGATTGCTTGAAAGACCGGGGCGGGCGTCATGCCATGCCGCTTCACGCAGGGCATGACGCTGGCGCGCACGGGCGCGGCGGTCCACGTCGGCCAGAAGCAGCCCCAGCCGGGCCGCCAGACAGCGCGCGGGCGCACTGCGCACCTGCAAAAACGCCACCAGTTCGGCCACTGATGGAAAAAACCGGAACTGCCGCAGCGCCTCACGCTCCACAGCCCCTTCCCACACCAGAGCGGGCAACGGCGCGCAGGCCAGCCGCAAGGCGGCACAACGCAGCTCAAACGCCGCGCCCGGCAACGGATTGGCCACACCCGCATTCACGATTTCCGCGAGGTCGCGCAGATGTGCCCGCAACGTGGCTTCGGGCAAGGGGCGCAGGGCATGGTCCAGCCGGGCCAGCAGGGCACGCGCTTCCGGCACAATGCTGTCCGGCGGCGCAAACCCGCCGGGACGGAAACACGCCAGTTCCCGCGCGAGATCAGGCCCCGGCCCGCAGGCCTGCCCACCCAGCCAGACAGGTTGCAGGAAAGATGCCTCCATCACCCTGCCCCCGCTCCGCGCCTAAGCAGCCGCATGGCCTGTTCTTCCAGCGGGTGCGATGGCCGGGCAGACCGCAGGCCACCTCCGGCCTGCTCGCGCCTGCACCAATTGCGCCATGTGGCACCCCAGTCTGCCTTACGCCCACGCGCGCCGGGCACCGCCAGCCAGTAATCCCGAAAGCGCTCCGCCACCCCCTGCGGGTCCAGCCCAAGCGTGCTGGCAAAAGCCTGCAACGTGGCGTCTGGCTGCCACGCGGGCGAAAGCCTTGCCCCACGCAGGCCCGCAATATCCGGCTGCGGACTCTCCCTTGTACTGTCTGCTGTACTCTCCCTTGTACTCTCCCTTGCATATGCCGCGGCACCGTCGGACGCGGCGACCGCCGAGGTTCGATCCGTAGACTCCTGCGGGTGCCAGCGGCGGTTGGCCCGCGCACGCTGCGCCTGCCGGGCTTTCCAGGCATGGTTGGCTTTTTCCGCCAGAACGGGATGATACAGGCGGCCATCCGTGCAGATGACCCATCCATGCAGGGCCATGGCGCGCATAACGGGCCACCCCGCTCCCGCGCCAGACAGATGCGCCAACACTCGCTCATGGTCTGGCAGGCTGCCCGCGGGCACCTGCTGCCATGCCTTGCACCACAGTGCCACGGCGCATTTGAACTCATCGCCCGTGCTCAGGGCGAACAGATCGCTGTCCAGCAGCCGCACCGTGTCGAGCGGCATGAAGGGCAGACCCCGCAGGTCAGAATCCGGTGGCGTCAGAGGAGCGGGAGCCGATAGCGGGCAGGCAGGCGAAGGCCGCGCAGGATCGGACGGCGGTTTACAGGCGGGATGGTCGGTCATTGCGGGCCTTGCGGTTACGAGCCGGCCACCCCGGCGGGGCGGCGTCAGTCTTGTGCGTCAAATACGCACGGAATGTGCCCTCAACCCGCACAAGGATCAAGCGTTTTTTCCGCACTGACACGTGCGCCGTTTTCACACACAATACCGCATGACCAGAATTCGCATCACGGACAGGCTGAAGGCCCTGCGCGAACGTGCGGGTTATACAATCCGCGATTTCGCGCGCGCACTGGGGTATGGAGACAAGTTCTCCTCCTACCGCACGTATGAGACCTCCTACAAAAAGGAGGAACTGCCGCTCGCCATGGTCAAGCTCATGGTGCCGCTGCTGACGGGCCGGGGGGAGCCGCCCATTACCACGGCCGAAGTCTGGAATCTGGCGGGACTGACCACGGGGGAGGCCGTGCTGGGCATGAACCTTGGCCAGCATGGGCGCACCGACCCCGCCCAGATAAACGGATTCGCGGACAGGCAGCCACAGCGGCAGCCCGGCTTCCCACGCGGCATGACCGGCAGCCTGCCTGAAGCCCCCGCGGCTACAACGCAGGAAGATGAGCCCGCGCGCTCCTCGCTCCGGCAGGTCAGCATTCCGGAGTACGATGTCCTGACCTCCGCCGGGCCGGGCAGTGTGCCCGTGCTCTGCGCGCCACAGGACGGATTAAAGCCGATCGAACACTGGAGCCTGCCGCGCGGCTATATCAGCGCCTTTTCTGAATCGCCGGAAGCACTGGCTATTATCCGCGTAGCGGGCGACAGCATGGAACCTGATTATCAGGCGGGAGACCGCGTGCTGGTGGATACGGCTCATCACACGCCCTCGCCGCCGGGGGTTTATGTACTGTGGGACGGATTCGGCCTTGTGCTCAAGCGGCTCGAACTCCTGCCCGGCATGGAAGAACCCCGCCGCGTGCGGATCATGAGCATCAATCCCGCCTATTCCACCTATGAGCTGACGCTGGATGAAATCAGCATCAACGGCCGGGTTGTGGGCAAATGGACATGGAAATAGGCACACGCCACAGACGGCGGATCTTTTAGTCTTGCACGTTGTGCGTTTTTGCCGCACACACTCCCCACGGTTCCAGCGCCAGGGAGGGACAAACCGCATGACCGGACACCTTGCCCGCCCCTACGCCGCCGCTGTGGCCGACGGACTGTTCAGCCTTGCTACCCTGCCGCCGCTTCTGGCCAGCGAAATCGACCGCTACGAGCGCGCCATTCTGGCCCTGCAGGCCGCGCATGACGCTCTGGACTGGCCACTCTTTACCGATGCGCCGCTGGCCGCCATGCAGGCCACCTTCTGCGACGACAATATTGGCGAGCTGGTACAGGCTGTCCGTGACCTGCACGCACGGTACTCGGCCACTACGGGGTACTGA